TAGAACTTGGAGTAAAAATGTTAAATGATTTGTACAAAATAATTAGACACATATTGCCAGAACTTTTTAATGAAGACAAAGCATTTAAGTCTATATTACCTAAAGTTACAAGATTTCAAATATTAACTATACTAGCAACAACTTGGGCATTTATATTTGCTCAAATGACAATGAATTTTTTAAATTATGGTATTACATTAACAACAAGTATAATTGCTCACATATTAGTAATTGCTGGTATTATTTTTACAAGAAAAAGTTTAGACACGAAGTGGAACTTTAATGACTATCACAGCGTTGGTAGACAACGAGCTTACACTTGGGCAAGAGATAAACGAGGTAATCCTTATAAAGTACCTTTAGACCCTAACGATCCAGGGGGTGAACACGAATGATAGATAGATTACTACAACAAGAAATAGAAAAATCAAGTAGCGACAAAGAAGTCGCTATTTTACTTTCAGGAGGAGTAGATAGTTTATCTGTACTATTTGCGGCAAGAAGATTAAATAAAACAATTACAGCATATACATTTCATTTAGAAAATCAACCTACTTATGATTCAAATAAAGCAATCGAAGTATGTAATATATTTGATATTAAATGTAAAGTTATTGAGATACCTACAAGTAATTTAGAAGTAGATTTTATTAGACTAGCAAAGACTATTGGTTGTAAAAAGAAAACACATTTTGAATGCTGTTTTCCTTTTTTATATGTGTATCCTGAAATAAAAGAAAAAGAAGTATTAAGTGGTTGGGCCGCTGATGGTTATTATGGTATTAGTAAAAAGGCTATTCTACATTATACAAAAGGAAAACCTAAATCTAAATTTGATGAGTTTAGAGATATTTACTTTTCAGAAAACAATAGAGCTGGTTATATATGGCACAATAGAGTTGCTGAATTAAACAATAAAAAGTTTATTACACCATATCTATCAGAAAATGTAAAGAAGTTTTTTTATGATAAAGATTGGTATGAACTAAACGAGCCATTTCAAAAACATCACGTTGTAAATGCGTTTGATGAGTTTAAACAATTTAAATTTAAGAAACATATTAATTTACAATTAGGTTCAAGTGTGGATAAATTATTTGAAACCTTAATTGAAAATAAAAATATAAATGTTAAAAATAGAAAAAGAGTGATGGATATTTGTAGAGATTGGTCTGTACAAGTACAAAGTCACGCAATACTACCAATATGATATTAGTTGATCTAAACCAAGTACTGATTTCAAACTTGATGGCTCAAACAAGAGGCCAGTTAGAAGAACTACCAGATAAAAATATGTTAAGACATATGGTAATTAATTCATTACGTGGTTATAATCTAAAGTTTAGAGAAGAATACGGAACACAAGTGTTATGTGCTGATGGTGCAAACCCTTGGCGTAGAGATTTTTTTCCTAATTACAAATACAAAAGAAAACAAAGCAGAGATGAATCAAGTGTTGATTGGTCTGCGTTATTTCAAATGATAAGTGAAATTAGAGATGAAATTGCACAAAACTTTCCATACATAGTTTTACATATTGATAAAGTTGAAGCAGATGATATAATTGCTGTACTTGTAAAAGAGTTTAATAGTAGAGAAAAAATTATGATTATATCTGGTGACAAAGACTTTATACAATTACACAAATATCCAAATGTAAAACAGTATGCACCTATACAAAAAAAGTTTGTTGAAGATGAGAATCCAATTAAATTTTTACACGAGCAAATAATTAAAGGTGATAGATCAGATGGTGTACCTAATATATTAAGTGCAGATGATGTATTTGTGACTGGTACTAAACAAAGACCTATAAATAAAAAGAGATTAGAGGAATGGGCAAATATAGAGAACATACCTCTTGGTTCAGAAACTAAAAAGTATTATGAACGAAATAAGAAATTGATAGATTTAAACGAGATTCCAGGTCTAATACATAATGATATACTAAGTAAGTATAATAATTATAACATAAATGATAGAACAAAATTATTAACTTATTTTATTGAAAATAAATTAAAATCATTAATTGAAAATATAAACGATTTTTAAAATGTATTTGTTAGCAATTCAAAAAGACCACTTATCTTCAGTGGCATTATTTAAAGATAATAAATTAATCTATTACAATCAAAATGAAAGATTATCTAAAAAAAGAAAACACACAGGTTTTCCATTTCAAGTAATAGAACAGGTAAAAGATATAACGAAAAAAGTTGATATGGCACTGATTACTGGTTATGATATTGATGGTTATAATAATGGACATTGGTTTGATTTATTAAGATATCATAAATTAATTGAGGAGAGAGATACTGAAGCCACAAAATCTTTTTCTTATCATAAATCACATCATTTATCACACGCAGCAAAAGCATATTATTCATCTGGTTTTGATAAAGCAATAATTTTTGTTATTGATGGTAGAGGTTCTGAATATAATTTAACTAATGGTGAATATGGCTATGAAACATCATCTGTATTTCAAGTTGAAAATCAAGGTAAAGATTTTAAATGTATATACAAAAAAGTTTCTTGTATGTCAGATGATATTAGTAATGTAAAAATACTACCAAATGTACAAACTAAAAATTTATTCCAAGAAATATCAATTGTTAGTGTAGATAAAAATTATACAAATTTTGAATTATCGAATGATATTGATTTAGGAATGTTTTATTCAAATGTTTCAGAGTATTTAGGTTTTTTTGAGGAAGAAGGTAAACTAATGGGATTGGCATCTTATGGTAAACCCAATAAATTTATTAGAGAAAATATTGATACGAACATTTTAATTCCAAATAGATTTCCCAATATTCATACTCATAAATCTGAATTTTTGGAAAAAATAAAATACAATGATAAAGAAGATATACATTTAGATTTAGCATTTGAAACACAAAGATTGTTTGAAGAAAAATATTATGACTTTGTTAAAAAACATATGAAGAAAGGTTATGATTTAATTCTTACTGGAGGAACAGCGTTAAATGTACAAAATAATTTTAAATTAAGAAAAAAAATAGATAGTACATATAAAATTTATGCAGATCCATTATGTGGTGATGAAGGTACAAGTATAGGTATAGGTGCTTATTATTTAAATAATGTTTTAGATAAAAAAACAAATCATAAAGACATTGGAAAAATATATTTAAATCCTCGATATGAATATGATTATATTTTAAATGAAAATGAAATAGAAACAAATGCTAGTTTAGATGATATTGTTAATTTATTAATAGACGGAAAAATTGTTGCATTATTTCAAGGAGGAGGGGAAGGTGGACCAAGAGCATTAGGAAATCGTAGTTTACTTTTAGACCCTAGAATTGAAAATGGAAAAGATATAATGAATACAGTTAAGAATAGAGAATCATTTAGACCTTTTGCTTGTTCCGTATTAGAAGAAAAAGTAAAAGATTGGTTTGATATTAATTGTTTAGATAATTCTCCTGCAATGATGTATTCAGTAGATACATTACAAAATAAAAAACATTTGATAAAATCAGTAGTACATATTGATGATACTTGTAGAATACAAACTATTAGTAAAGATTTAAATTTAAATTTTTACAATTTATTAAAAAAGTTTGATGAGAAAACAGGAGTACCTTTATTGATGAATACATCATTTAATGTTGCTGGTGATCCTATTGTAGAATTTCCACAAGATGCATTAAATACTTTAAGAAAATCTAATATAGAATATTTGTATTTTCCTGATATTGAAAAATTAGTATATATAAAAAATAATGAAGTATAAATATATTCATATATCATTGATTGATTTCACAATGGTTATTGAAAAACATGCATGGAGATAATTATGGCAAACAAACAAGAAAACCCAAACCTCATTCCGACTAAGATAATGTCAGCATTAACAAGCACATCTGGTAAAACAGTAGAAACTGTACACGAAATTTTTACCAAAATTAATAATGCAAAAGACAAACCTAAAAAGATTGAGGTTTTAAGAAAATACGATCAACCATATTTAAGACAAATCTTAAAGGCTGCGTTTGATCCTAAAATAGAGTTTGATTTACCAGAGGGAACGCCACCATTTATAGCAAATGAAGCACCCGTTGGTACAGAACATACTTTATTAAGAAACGAAAGTAGAAAACTTTATCGTTTTATGAAAGGTGGGGATTCCACTTTAAACAAAACTAAAAGAGAAATGATGTTTATACAATTACTCGAAGGTTTACATAAAACAGAAGCAGATGTACTTATCGCAATAAAAGAAAAATCTTTAAACAAAAAATATAAAGGATTAACTGCAGATATGGTTAAAGAAGCATTATATTGGAATGAAGATTTTATGCGAAAATCATAACGAATCAAAATGGAGGGCGACAATGTTCGCCCTTTGTTCTTTTAAAACCCCCCATTTTTACTATATTTTTCACGCAAAATACCTATTGACAAATACCTCTTTTTAGTGTATATTATAAATATGAAAGAGAGGTTATTATATTATGCGTAAATTTTTGATTACAATATCAATTATATTGACAACATTATGGTTTGCTTTATCGGGTTTGTTTAACTCGGTAATGGCTGACGAAAAAATTAGTGACTATAACAAAGCAGTTATAGGTCATATCATACAAAGTAAAGTAAACGGCACAAACGTTGATACTAGTAAACTATTTGAATATGAAATGGAAAAACTAGCCCATCAATTTGCCATTGAATCGATTACAATATTACAAGCATACCTACCTCAAATATTAGAAGGTATTGCTACAGATTTAAGATTAAAAGCAGATACAGAATATAAATGTAAACTACTTAAAGGATCAAAAATCGAAGATGATTGTTAATTATTTTTTATCTTTAGATATTGAATTACGAATTTTAATATTATTTTTTATATTAATGTTAATATATGAAATAGTAAGAGGTATAAGAAACAAATGGCAACAAAACAAACAAAAAAACCACAAGTGAAAAAAATACTTAAAAGAGAACTTGTAAGTAATCGTAAATATAAAACGACTTACAAAGACATCAAAAAGTATTTTAATCTTATTAATAAGTCGGTATTTAAAAACAAACTATCACCTTTTAATGATATTAAAATAAAAAAGATTTATAAAGATGAATCTAAAAAGTTTTGTTATGGACAAGTAATTGCTTGGGAATGGCGTAGAAAAGGTACAAGAGTTTATCATTTAGAAATGCTACCTTACTACAGAAATAAGAAAGAATTTGTGGACACATTAGGACACGAAATGGTACATCTATATCAAATGGCCAATGTAGGTGATACAGGAAATCATAATAAGTTATTTTATAGTTTCCGACCAAAACTAAATGCAATTGGCCTTGATTTATAATAAGAAAGATATATTATGAAAAATGTGAGAAAACAAAGTAAAGAACTAGACGCTTATTTAAAGGCAAAAATTGATGAGGCTGTAATACAAATAAGAGAACTTACTAAACCTAGCAATAGATCAGGAACACAAAGAGTTTATTATACAGGTAATTGGGTAAAAGATATTCATAATAATTACACCGACAAACAAGCACAAAAGATATTTGACAATGTAAGTCAATATAGAGATAAATTAGATTTCTTTCAAATAAAAACTGATATTGTTTATGATGATATTGATGAGTCTCCTATACAAGCATATGATTATGTAGCGAGGGTTAAATAATGAAGAAAAATAATTTAATATTATCATTAAAAAAAGTTGCTAGTATTTTTACTGTATTATTAATAGTATTTTCTATTGGTTCTTTTTTTCCAAATC